CTATCTTCATATTTTTTATTTAGATCATCTCTTAAATCTGTATAAACTTTAATCTCATCTTTAAATTTATCATCTTTATCAATAGCCATTAAATAAATTAATATTGCATTTAAATAATTTCTTATTGTATTATCTGAAAGATTAGATAATTTATCAAGGATTTTTTTTTCATCTTTTAAAAAATCATAATTATCAGAATCAAAAAGTTTTTTTAATTTTTCTAAATTCATAACATACATTCTTATAGAATTATCTTTTATATTAGGTCTTGCTTCTTTAATAAGTTCAGTTAGTTTTTCTGAATCCATTTTATATAATATAAGATTTTATTTTTATATTAAATAAAATAAATAAAAATATTAAAAGTCCTTGATGTCCTTGATGTCCTAAAATCCCAACTAAATATTTTCTAATCCGTTTTTTGATTATCTATAAAAAGATAATATTGTATTTTTGAGAAGTATAAATATTTTTGGGGACTTTGAGGACACTTGGGACTTTGAGGACATTAAGCGAAATAACAAGAGAATACACCATCTTCAAGTGTCGCAACCTTTACGCATTCTATCCACGCTCTTGATTCATAAGCACCAGCTGGAAGAGTTACCATCTTGGAATGTAATTCAAGACCTCTGCTATTAACACGCTCACCATCAGGCATCTTATATGCAGTCCAAAAGAATTTTCCGTCCAACTGAACCTCTTGCTCTTGTCCTTCATACATAGCTTGGGCGATGACTCCACCTGCTCTTGAATACTGGGTTCTTGAAACAAACGGAACCATCCCTTCTGTATCAGCAACTCCGTGAAAATGAAGTGCGGTGTTAGTTCTATCTAATGGATAAAGGAATCTATCATTCTTTTTAATATTAGAAGTTAGAGTTCCCAAATCAGTACCAGTTGAAGCATTAGCATTTGAAGAATATTTATTTAATAAGAATCTGAAATTATCATCAACTTTGGAAATTCCAACAAACATTCTTGGAACTAATCTTCCAGCACCACCAACATTCCGAATTTGGTTTTGTGCGTCTGCTTCTGATGCAAAAAATGTTTTTGTTAACTGATAATCCATATAAGTCCAGTTCATCTTTCTGTTTTTGTTTCTATATGAATTCATTAATTCTGCATCATATGTGGTGTAATCTGCTATCATACGGCATTCATTTCGATTAATGGTGAAATCAACAAGTTGATTTGTGGTCGCACAGGCATTCATAGCAACACGAGATCCATCAGTTGCCGAAGCCAAAGTTAATTCAACTTGAACCGGCATATCTTGATTAAGCATAAATAATGGAAAACTTGTATTCCGGAATAAGGGAAATAACTCCTCTAATGTTAGACTGAAAACTCCTTTATTATCAACAATCTGAAAATCTCTCGCAGCTAAACCCATCTTTGCTCCGGATTGAGAATGAATATATTCTTTTCCATTATCAAGTGCTATTTCATCACAAATATTTGTTTTATCTCTATAAAATTGCTGATTAGACATAACACGAGAACTTAAATATTGTTCTCTTTCTTTATTTGTTTCATTCGATAAAAACATACTTTTATAAGCGTGAAATTGATTGAAATCATCCGTTTCGCAAATAGTTTTTGTTCCTATCTTTAAAGTTGCGTTTTGAATCAAAGCACCAACACCAACATTCAAAGGAAGAAAAGATCTTGTATTGGATGCAGAAGATGCTGAAATATTTTCTAATTGAAGACAGACACGAGAATATGGATTTAAAAAACCTTTGTTCACAAGTTGGAATCTAATAAAAGAATCTGTGAAAATAACCGGTTCAAGGATATCAGTATCAATATGAGCGGATTGATTAGAGGGAATAGCACCAACACGCAATAAATCAGGAATAGAAGATTGACCCATAGATGGAACAGCAACAGAACCTTCACTCATTATTATAATTTATATATTATAATAAATTTAAAAATAAAAATAAAAAAGATAAATTATAGAAAATAAATTTAACTCATAACTTGAATTCCTTGTCCATTAAATAACAATGTATTTTTAGAATGGACGAAAACAAAGACAGAATTCGGAGAATCATCAGTAAGTCCAAGATCTATTTGGAGACCGAAATTTTCTCTGGAAAAATCGGCTCCATCTGATCCAAGCGAGTCGTATGAGATTCCACAACCAAAGACAAGTCCGCCTTGAAGAACATTATTATCATTTCCTGTCCATTCTCTATTAGTGTTGACCGGAGAGATTTGTAATCTGTTATTTTTAGAATATGTTTGAACGCTATTGATAAATGCTCTTAAATTTTGAGGATCTAATACTGAAACTTTATTATCGAGTTTAAAATTCGTATCATTTACCATATCAGCTGGGAAACGGACTCCGCCTTTGGTGAAAGTGATTTGGGAAATTTCACCAATGTCACCAGCGGATTTTATTGGAATAATTGTTTGCATAGAATTTTGATCTAAATTGTTAAGATAACTTGATTTAATAAAATTTACAAATACAGAACGGACACGACTCATTCCAAGAGAATAATTGAGAATGGCGTTGGTGCTGTTGATTGTACTGAAATAACTGGATATGGAACTATATTCAAAACCATTTGCTTTTGCTAATGATTTATTATTATCATCCATATCTTCAACTTCACAAACTAATTTTAAATTTCTTAATCTATATTCAGCATCAGCATATCCGGATGCGGTCGCAGTTCCTGCTGTATCAAAAAGGACTGCCGAATCTGGTGCTAACTGAATCTCCATTGTAATTCCTCCAATTGTGTCTCCACTTAATGGAATAGGGCGACCATTTTGGAGAAGTCCTGTTGGGAAATATACACAGAAATCATTTTCATTATTTTGAGTTGCGTTAACTACACTAACTCTTTGAGCGTCATCAGATGGAAGAGTTAAAGCTACTTCACCAATATGACCAATTAGATCTTGATTAGATGCAGTCATAGGAAGATAAGTCGCCATAAATCTGTTATAATTTCTAATTGATTCGATGGTTTGCTTGGTCTTGGTTGAAGATAGAGTTATAGTGTCCACTATACTAAAAATCCCAAGACGAGAATCCATCGCAAGAGTATCTCCTGCGGTTGGAGCTGCGTTTCCATCTTTAAGAATCTGTAAGTTTCCGCAAACTCTTACTGAATTTCCCATAAGAAAAGCATCTTGTTCGGCAATATCAAAAGTTATTATTGGATAACCAGCTTTATAAGAAACAACACCTGATGGCGGAAGATTGGTTGGTCTAATATCAAGAAATCGGCGAGGCATATTTTTATAATTATATATAATATAAAAATATTAATTAATAATAATTTAAAAAAACTTTTTTTTATTTAATTTTAATTTATGATTTAATTTTAATTTATGCAACAACAGAAATTGAATCTCCTCTTATATTAATTCTTCTTAAAGCAAAAACAAAATTATTCCATAATTTATTTTTAGTTGGTGCTGTACCTTGATAATTTAATTGAAGATTAAAATCTTTTCCTCGTGTGTCGTACACAGAATTATTTAACCCCAAAGCACGCGATACGACAAAATTAGCATTAAAATTCTCAAAGGAACGGCAAGGAATACCTGCTTGAACTAATGCTTTCTCGGTTTCAATAAGAGGTTGAGCGTCTATGGAGTTCTTGGCGGATATTTTCGCAGTCGATACTTTTCGACTTGGTTGTAATTTTCCATCATAAAAGAAACGATAATCAGTTAAGAAATCGCTGATTCCAACTAAACCTGTTCTTGTTGAAAGGGATGTTATATAACCATCATTTGCTCCCTGAATATTATAAGTTGTAGGGCAAACTAATCTTTGTCTTGTATTGTAATTAGTGCTGTCGGTTGGAACACATACAATTGACCTTGCTCTTGATTCATTTAGAGGGAGGCGAATATTAGCAACAATATCACTTGATAATTGAGAAAATTTATAATTGGTTGCTGTTAATATATCATAACCAATCATTCCTCCTTCGCTCATCGCTTTTCTCATAGAATTTTCATAACTTTGTCCCATATCTAATTCTTGAACTATCATCTCAACATTAGATATTGTATAAGTTGGATTTTGAGCTACAACTGCCGAATCAATAGATGCTGAATAAACAAAAGATTGTTCCGGAACAACATTTGCTGTGTTAGTCATTTCATATTCTTGGTCTAATACAATCTGAATTAAACCTTCACCACCAGAAGCATTTCCGGAAGCATTAATGGATGCTATTCTTGGAGCTGGAACAGCATTCCCACTCGTTGCTTGGAATTCTGTTCCTTGTGTTAGTGAACCATTAGCAGGAACAAAGGAAACACACTCACCAACTACAAAAGGACACGCTTCCGCAAGAGTTTGATTATTTTCTTTTGTTATATAAAATTCTGTCATTTTATCAGTTTGTGCTAATCCTGATTTAACATTACCACCAGAACTCCCTGAACCATTAACAGAATCAAAGCGAGGATTTAAAAATGCTCTATTGGTTGGAATTGCTGACTCTAATAATCTTAAACATTTATCAGCACTTTCAAGCGTTATTTCGATACGGCAACCGGTCAGAAGATTTGGGAATACTTTTTCAGAACTCCATATCCCTGTATGTAACGGAAGCATTAATTTCGCAGTAGTGAAAGAAGCGTTGGTGAAAGCAGATGTCTGATTACCGGTTGCAGGTGCTTCAAAATAAGGATTGTTAAATATATCGGCAACCATAGATTTAGGAGTTCCTAAACTTCCTCTCGTTCTTGGATTGTGAATTGTACAACCTTCACCTCCGATTGCTCTTTTATTCTTTAAATTGTCATCTGTGTTATAATCATATTTAACGGCAACCATACAATTATAATTCTGAATTTCTTCTAATAATACACCGCCATTTTCGGTGCTCGAATAGATCCTAATATCACGAATTAAACTCTGACCTCCAATCTGTCCGTCTAATTGAAGGCGAGAAACACCATCAGAAGCATTCACTGGATTAGAGATCTTAAAATCGAATTGAAGCCAAGATTCCTTTGGTTGAATAAATTTAATACTTGGTGGAATATCTATGTGAACCACCTGACCTTGTGAATAAGATAAACCATTAGCTGAACTGATTGCTGTTGAAGTTTGTTTAACTGGAATTTTGTTAGATGCTCCCCAAAAACCACTCATATTTATAATTTAAATAAATATAATAATTTTAAAAGAATAAAAAATAAAAATAAATAAAAAAATATATTATCTTAAAAACTTCCACTTGGTTGAATTGTTTGTTCAGATGAACCTCCATATTGAGCCGTTGCTCCATATCCTCCGGCTGTTGCTGATGCCGGTGTGTCTGCTTGTTTTTGTGAAGCTAAATTATCCGCTTTTGCTTGTGTTGTTTTAGCTACATTTTTCTTTGCTGTTTTAGAAGCTTCTTCTTTTCCAAATTCAGAAAATCCTGAACCAATCAAAGATGTTGCTCCTCCAACAATATCTAATGCAATCCCAAGTGGAGTTGCGGATAATCCTAATCCAACAAGTTCTGATGTTGAACCTCCTATTGTTAAATAATCACCAATCTTTTCTGCTGTGTTTTTCTTTGATGATGATTCTAAATCTTCAATCGCCATTCCTCCGCTTAATAATGCCCCAGCACCTCCAACAACTTTCGCACCCATACCAATTCCTTTTGATACTGGTGCTTCTAATTTTTCAACATCATCTGCAACTTGGACTGCTTCTGATCCTGCTGTTCCTCCTTTAACTCCTGATTGAAGAGCAGTCATAGATTTTTCATTATCTAAAACAGCGTTAACATCAGCATCAAGTTCACCTCCTGACGATGCTTCTGCTTGTGGAATTGGATTTGCTTTTAATTTATTCTGAACTAAACCCTCGACATTTTTAATTGTACTTGCTCCTTTCTTATAAGCATCATTTACTTTCTTTAAACCATATCCATCAATAGCAGTTTCAACAAGATTTTGTTCTTGTTCGCTTTTGGTGTCCGAATCTATTTTTTTATCTGCTTTTGGAATTGATGCTTTAAGATTAGATATTGCTTCATCAAGGTTTTGATTCCTTATTCTTCTTTCAGCATTTCCTTCCGATGTTTCGGAATTATATGAATTCCCTTGTGAGATTGCTTCATTATATCCGTATAGATCCATTTTTATAATTATTAATAATATATTTATTTTTTAATATATTTATTTAAAATTATTCTTCATCTTCATTTTCTTCAATTTCAGATTCACCAGTTGGATATATTTTTGTCTCAAAATTAATATAAGCTTCGGCAGGATTTTCTTGGAGATTTAAATGTAAGAAATCATATTTCTTTTTAGTTGCTTTTTTATATAATTCTCTAAATTTATTATCAAACATTCCTCCATATTCTTCATCAAGTTTATCAAGTTCTCTTGCGTTCTGTAATCTTCCAATTAAAATATTAGTTGCATTTGCTCTTATTGTTGGACTTACTTTTCTAAATAATTGAGTTGATATCATTAACAAATGAATATTGCTGTGGCGATAACGGCTTGCTAAATTATCCAAAGCGGTCGTTTTGTCCCCAAGGCAATCATCGATAAAAACACACGCTTT